ATCAAGCTCTTCGCGATATGATACCCAGTCGTTAAAGACACTTTTTTTGCCCGTGGAAATCCAACCTACCTTGTTTTGGTCTATTAATCGCTCAACGTGTGAAAATAAATGTTTTGCGCGCATGCTCGATTCAAGTGCTACAATGCTGGCTTTTATGGCCGCTTTTGCTTTTGTTAGATTTTCTTTCTCCTTATCTATTTGTTTTTGCACTTCGGCTCCTTCTTTGGCTATGGCCGTATCAATAGCCTTGGTAGCTTTATCATAGTATTCAATTTTATTGGCGCCCTTGGCCACACCGACTGCATTTAACAATTCTTTACTCTTTGATGAAAGGCCAGCCGCGCTTGACTTTAGCACATTAAAGTCTTTTCCTACTTGTTCTTCAACATCTGGAAATGTGGCGTCGTCACCCTTAGCGTTTTTTATTAGGCCATTCAGCTTTTTGCGAGAGTCCACGAGCTGTTTAACCATTTTTTTAATTTTTGTTAAATAGGCTACTTTTTTATTTCGCGCCTCATTGTTCATGCCGGCTTCGGCCCACAGCTCATCAAGTTGAGCTAGCTGTAATTTTAATTTGCTGATTTCGGCACCACTGGCATTGTAAGAATTCATTATGTCGGCATTGGCGCTGCTGAAGGCGCCCTCGATGGCTCCATTGTATGTGGCTGTCACCAAAACTGAGCCATCTTCTCGAAAGTCCATATCATAAGTGTGTAAATCGCCAATAAAATTTGTTGATGACTGTTGAGCCGCCTTAGCAAAATTTTTGCCCGGTGTCGATTCGTTAAGAATGGGGTTTTTAACATCCACGTTCCACCCTAAAGACAGCTTTATACGATAGGCTGCGGGAAGGCTTTTCGGGTCAGTATCCTTCCCTTTCAGTGCGGTAGGATATTTTATTAAATCGGCGAACGAAACCTTGAGGCCCGGAGAGTGCTCCCACTCTCTAAATAAGGTTTTTATGTCGTTAAAGAGTATTTTTAGCGTAATAACTTGCAAATTTGCTTGAAAAGGGCTTTTTCCCTTTCCGCCCATTTTTACAGCGACGCTTTGTATGCCCGCTTCGCGGCCTCGAAAAGGGCCATTTAACAAGTTCATTATAGACCAATCTTTTTGAAAGTTTGTATACGCCTCAAATGGGAGGAGCACTTCTTCCACTTTTTTTTTGTTTTTAATGTAGATTTTATATATTTCAATGCGAGGAACTAATTGACTATATTCAACAGATGACCCTTCAAAAAATGTCATAACTTCTGGTGAGACTGTTAGGCGATTAACAACAGATTCAGAGTTGTTGTTTGGCTTTATTAGTTTAATATACTTGCTAGGGTTTACAGTTTCATGAAGCGGCTGTACAATTGGATACATATAATTCACCAAAAAAGCCTGTTTAAACCAGGGTCTCTTTAGTTTTATATCTATTAGGCGTTTTTCGGCACTAAAGTCTTTTTTTTCTTCTGTCATTAGTCTTCACTCATTAATCAAAAAAGTTTAATATAATATTTAATGGTTTAGGAATAAGAACCACCTCTCCAGTTTCAAAATCTGACTCTAGTGGCAACTTATTGAACCAAGGAATGATCCACCAAAGTGCCGGATCCCCATAGTGTTTATCTGCTAGTTTGTAAAAACGACTCCCAACTCCCCACACTTCATTTACGATCTCTAAACTTCCCAAGAGCTTTTCTGAAGGGTATGCAAGAGCTGCGGTGTCAAAGTGGTTTATGTAAGGAACGTTTCTGCTATCAAGCTGTTTCATGTACTTCGGGGACGAATTCCTCAAAACTGCTCTTTTACTATACCGTGAAAAATTAAAAGCCATTTATGTTCATTTCTCCTTTGGTACCCACGCATCCGCTGTCTGCGCCGGGGCCACGGTTGTGGGCGGTTCTGTTGAGTCCATCGATGTCGGAATCTGGGAAAGATTTGTCCCTGCTTGCGCCGCTTTAACCTGTTGCTGGGGGCTGTACGGGTCGGCCGCCCGTTGTTCTGCGTTTTGGGGGCCCCCGGCTGTCGAAGTGGTGGTGCCAATAGTTACTGCAGCAGGGGTGTCCTCTGAGCGCGCGTCTGTTGTGGCATACCCAAAGCCTCCAGCATTGTATGGAAAATTGCTGCCATATCCATTGGGGCTAAATCTATTTTGATACCATCCGACCAGTTTGTCATGTACAACCTGAAAGGTGAACCCGACATCAATTTGCCGCGGCAAAGCGCGATAAGCTTTATCCTTCCCCTGTTTGCCAAAAGCAACATTTCTTGCTACCTTCCCGAGACCGTGAGTAAAATTAGTGATATAGCCAGTAAGGCCACTCATAAGCATCCCCTCTATTTCGCCGGTCGGATTGTAGCTTCCAACATAATTTCCGTACCGTATTCTAAAAAACGGGGGGGCGCCGAGGACTGCTAGCGGATCTCCACCCAAAGTCCACCCAGTTTCGTAATAAGATGGATATAAAAGTTGCGTAAGGACATTAATGTTCCGAACATTATTAACGACGCCGCCGGCGCCGTCTATTATATGGTGTGCACGACAGGAAAATTTAACTTGTATTGATCTGCGAGTGTTTTTGAATGTTGCAATTGGATCCATTCTGCCATATGCATCTTGTGGGTTCCAATTTGAGGTAAACGTTTGATTTAAATCCAGGTCTTCAACAGGAATCGAAATCTCAGTACCGCCCACCGGCGTACGATTTAATGTAACATGAAGAGGCTCAAATGAGAATGTTTTGTAAGCTGATTTAAAATTTGATACTGGTGCGCTCATTCTTTCTCCTATTGACTCTCCAAAGCTCTTTGGATTTCAAAACTAACCTTTTCGTCGATCTTCTGCCATAAGATATCTTTATCTAGATACATCTTATTCTCAATTACAATGCGGCCGCCTCCGCCGCCAGGCCCAACGGCTGCGGGCTGACCGGGCGCGCCGGTGAACTCTTTCATAAATCTTTCTTCTAGGCCCGGGCCTTCTTGGGCGGTTGCAATACTTGGCGCACCTTCGGTCCCCATCTTCGTCACTTGGTCCCATGATATTCCAAGCGCCTTGGTTCCCAATTCACCAATAATTTGAATCATATCGGCGAGGTTTTTAGCGTTTTTTAGCTTTCCAGCCTGTTCCGTTATCGCCGTCGACATTTCTTTCGACATTTTCGCAATCGTCGGCGCCAGCGCTTCTCGGATCTTACCGCCGGCTTTGGCAACCGCCTCAGAAGCCGCGTTAGAGGCGCTCTGGACATTTTGCAGGGCGCCCTCGACCATAACTACACTTTCTTGGGCTGCACCCCAACGATCCTTCATGCTTACTGCATTTTTTTCCGCTGCATCTTGAAGATCCTTCATTGTCGACTTATTTTGGTCGACTCCGGCCGTGGCTGTGTCGATAGCTGCTTGCGATACACCGAAATATGCTTTTGCCTGTTGTGCGCTTAGGCCCATTTCTGCAGCTATGGCTTTTTGTTTAAAGCGGTCCATCTCATCAAAACTTTCACCACTAGCTTCGACGGCCTCCCGTAGCATTGCGATTCTTTCTTCTTCAGTCGCATTCACCAAGTCCAAAGTGTTTAAATACGGACCTCCTAGCATTGCGTTCAAATTACCAACTGATTCCGCCGCCTTTTCCATATCATCAAATTTCGCTACCCCTTTCAGCAATTCGTCGACCGAGATGCCTGTTTGAGAAGCGGTAACACTTAGTTCTTTAAATATTTTAGTCGCCTGCGGAAGTGAATACACCGCTAATTTATCAAATGCCTTCACCGCGTCTTGACCGACTTTATCCACCGTTTGGCCGGTGGCGCGCGCAAGATTTATCATTTCTTCGCTAATGCGCGAGGTTTCCATGGCCAAATCCTGTTCTCTGTACGCTTTGCCAACCAGCTCTACCACGGAAGCTGTGGTTTTAAGCGAAATCCCCATTTTTTCAGCTTTGGCGGCATGTTCCGCAAGTATTTTTACTTGCATTTCGCTCGCCTCTGTGTTGTCGGCCATAAGGAGCCCAAAGGTGCGAGAGTCTTCCATCATTTTGGCATATGCGGTACCCATATCTTTTGTTGTGACGCCCAATGCCACTTGGTTCCGCGCGCTCTCAATTATACGATCTGTAAATTTTTTCATCGCCAAATCGCTATCAAGTACGAGGCCTGTGTTTCTCCTAAAGGAAGCTCCTAACTGATCGAGTGCGGTATATGCTGCTTTCGCTTGGCCGGTGGCATCGATCAATGTTTTTGCGCCCATATATGTGCCGGCGACGAACTGCGCACCGTACTGCGCACCGCCTTTGATTTTGTCATAAATGCCGGTTAGAATACCGCCCGTTGCTTCTGTACCTTGCTTGACTTTCGCAACGGCCTTTGCTTCCATATTTGCATAGTTCGAAGCAAGAAGTGTTTGCTGAGCTGTTTTTTCCGTCTCTGTTTTAACTTGTTGTTGAAGTTTAACTTTTTGCTGAAGGCCTGTTAACTCTTCGCTGAGTTTTTCTAACTCGTCAGCAGATACGTCTGCGTTGGATTCTACTATTTGAGATATTTCTTGGTGGCCGGCCAGGAGAGTTTGCTGCAGGAGTAGTTTTTGCTCGCTAAGGGTGTTTTCTTCTTGCAGCGTGGAGTATACTTTCTGATTTATTTCGGCAGCTGCCTCGATGGCGTCGCGGCCATCAACCAAGGCTTGCGCCATATCAAGCGCCGCTTGTCGATTTTGATTTAGCTGAGTGCCCTGCGCCTGAAGCGCTTTATTCGCTTCTTTGATTGATGTGTTTAATTCGATTCCGGATGCTTTAACTTGTTCCAGTATCGCATTAAGTTGGGCTGCTTGTTCCTTGGTCATATAAAACCCTTCTTGTGTGAAAATGCTCTACTGTAAATAGTTTAGGGTTTTGTTTTTATCGCTTGGTTTGTTTGCGCGCTTCTGCTTCGTCTTCTTTCTGTTTAACAAATCTTTCGAAAAACCACTTGCGCAAACCTACTGGTAAATTATAAAGTTCTAGAAGTGTCCAATTTCCATAATACTTTAACAGAAAAAATTGCTCATAAACTTGTTGTATGTATTCATGCGTTAAACCAAAAAAAGTCTGTATTGAGGGGGACCTCCAAAACCCCCTCGTGGTTGCAAGATGCGCAAATAAATGAATGTTTCATGTCGAGAGCTGGAACGACCTTTTCATATGTTCTTCTTAAATAGCGACCGTGTAATGCCGGCAAACTATTAATAAACTCATTTATAGATTTTTCATCACCTATATTATTGACTGAAACGATTATTGCCCTAAGAAAATCGGTCGCGGTTGTTTCATGAAAATTTCTTTGTTTTTTATGTTCTTGAATCTCAAGGATTTTCTTTTCGTGATGCCCCGTTAAAAGGCGTGTTTCGACGACATAATCAGTTTGTGGAATTGGCACTAAAAATGTCCCAACCTCAGTTTTTTGAATGGCGCGCTTAGACATAAGTTCGCTTGGCGCGCTTTGACATTCCAAAGCGCCCATATCAAATGAATATTCTTGCCTGTTTGAACAGTTGGGACATTCAACGTGTGTATCGTATATTGGACCATAGCCATGAGTCCGGGCCGCGATGATGAGCGCGTTTTTATCCCCCATCAGCAAATCGTCTATTTTTATTCTTTTATCCACTAAAATACTTTCCAGCATTCTATCAAGTGCGAGACCTTTCTTTAACAGTGTTATAGATGTTAAAATGTCCTCTTCCTTCGTGGTCATATGTCTAATTTCCGCGACCTCTTGTTTGTGAAGGGGGTGGTTCGGTGGATAAAACTCCCCCTTGCTTGGTAGATCTACAAACTCAGTCGGAGTTATAAACTTTAAAGTGCCACCCTCCAGGGTGGGCTGCTGTAAACTATTTTCTTCCGACTGGCCTGCAGCGATGCCAAGTCTATCTTCGTTTGATCTTGCGCTCATTTTTACCTCATATTGTTTTTTTATTAAATTTTAATAAGTACTAGCCAACCATTTTGAACCGCGTTCAATCCAATTACTAATCACTTGTTGCCGCTCTTTAGAAGCTGCATTTAGTCTCATATCAAGCTCTTTTTCGCTCCAGCCTTGTGTGAATTTAAAATTTTTATATTTAAATGTCAAATCTATGCTAGCAAGTTGCTCGGTTTCGTAATTAAAATCTGAAAATTTGACCGCACTTAGTACGGGTTTGTATATGCTCCACTCTCCATTGACGCCGCCATTCCCATCTAATTCAAGAATGGTGATAATTTGAGGGTTTCCAGCAATATACCCATCTATAAAACGTTGATATGCGTCGTTTTCGGATCCCTCTTCCGTGCCCATGGCTACTTCTTCGTATGTCCATGTTTTTTGCATCATTGTCAATGAAGTGTTCACATGCCCAGCTGTATCGGCTCCCTCTGGGCCAAGAATATTCACATCTGCTAAAGTAATATTCAAATCTTTTGTAGCAAACCCTTGCGTCGGATAATCTATGCGAGCAAAGTCACCAGTTCGTAATTGATACTCTCCAGCTTGTGTGCTTATTTCAGTATACCCTGGTCTGCTGAAACTTTTAACCATAAAAGGAGGAAAACTATTTGCGCCCGCGCCGCCGAATATTACATCCCCGAACAAAAGCATCCCCTCAAAGGTTCTTTTAGGCCTTACCGAAGGGTTGCTCCAGAATTGCCAAGAACCGGGGGAAAAAAAGTTTGGATTAGTCATTGTCCTGTCTCTTTAACTAAAGATTGAGGCCAGATGTGTTTACAATTTGCCCCATTTCTTCTTGATATTTTTCAATAGTTCCCAATTGATCGGGGCCATTGCCCAAAATCAAATTCGGTGTCGGATTGTCAACCGAAGCGGGGGCGCCTGAATATTCTGCCCAGTCGTACGTGAAAGTTAATGTGACATTGATCATATCTTCTGAGGTGTAATCTAAACTGCCAAAGCTAGCCTTGGATATCCAAGCGTTGTGGAGTGTCCATCTGTCAACCGTGCGGCCTTTGCCATCTAGCTGTAATATCGCTGGTACTCCAACGGCCGCAACAGCGTCTCGCTTACCCATAGAAATGGTACCATCTGCTTCTGTGCCCGGAATTGCATAGCCAGAGGCAGCCAAGATTTTAACTATTTTAGCTGACGCGTCTGGAAACACGGGGTCGACAAGAGTGACTTCAACAGGCGACCATGTTACTCTGCCAGGGTAATTAAACTTATGAGCAACATATTGATGCCCGACACTCGACACTTCAAAGCTTGGTTTCGCGGCCTTGGTGATCACAAAAGTGGGAATCTGATCAAAGACTAACACCCATCGAAAATTTCGTTTGGGGTCGATCGTTGTAGAACTCCAGAATTGATTTCCAGCCATTTTTTAGTTTCTCCTTTTATCTCTCTATTAATAAATAGAATTAAATTAAATTTTTAGTCTTCAAAAGATGCTCCTGAATCCGTAATAATGAAATCAATTGCAATAAATTCTATGGCCCGGGCCGGTTTCACATATATTTTAGCATACATGATGTTCCTATCAATGAGGTCTGGTGTCGTGGTTGTCTCGTCCAGTATCAGTCTATACTCCGTGATACCCAATCCAGCCTTTACGTCGCTAAGGAATGGCTCGACTTTTGATTTAAACCTATTCCAGGTAGTCTGGACGTTTTGATCAAACAGCACCGTGGCCGCAAATCTTGATATTTGTTTTTTCAGATATATCACGAGTCGACGCACATTAATTCTATCGAGCGCAGAAGGCGTTAATTGCAACGTCTTTTGTCCGAATATTACAATACCTTCAGCCGGGAACGCTACGATTGGGTTAATATTTGCTTCGTAAAGTTTATCTCTCTCCTTGGAGGTGAGACGTTGCTCTACGCCAACAACTGGGACGCCGGCGGCGCGGTTAGCGCTTAGACCGCCACGAGTAAATCCCGCGGGAGCAAACCAAAGCTGCGCAGTCGCTTCGCCATAAGACATTGCGCCCAAAGCAGCGATTGATGGGGGCGCCCACAAAGTGGCGCCGTTGACCGTATCTCGAATTTGGACCCACGGGTAGTAAGCGCAACCATAACTGCTGTCAATTAGCAAATTATTTTTCTTGTTGCTAACAACATTTGTCAAATTACCTTTTCTTTGAGATCTCGTCTTGTCCGACTCTGCCCTTGGCGTATAGCCATTTTTAAGGTCAATAATTGCCAACGCATCCGCTCTGTTCTCACACATCTGTACAAGCTTCGAGTTAAGCGTATTGTTGGTCATGCCGGGCGCGGTCACCAAATTGTATTCGACAATTTCAGAATCTCTGATTGAATCGATGGCCACATTAAAGGCATTGTATGCAGAACTGTCTAATTCTGTCTTGCCCTCTATGATTGCATTATTAAAGGGGTCCATTTCTGTAATGTCCACTCCATCTGCACCGCCGTGCAAACATGTTGTGAACCGGTTCCAGCCGGCCTTTACGCCGCCTTTATCATCATCAATAACATTTTGGTAAGAGGCGGTGGCCGGTCCTTTAGTGGTTGCGGTGCTTCCGACGACGCCATTGCCAGATCCGGTGTGAGCGGTGAAAGAAATTCCATTAGCTCGGGATCCTGATTGCCAAACGGCGCCATCCTTGTAGTCTCCAGTGTAAGAAGAAGCACTAACTGTAATGTTTCTAACATCATCGAGGGAGAAAACCCAAGAAGGTTCTGTTGTGCTCCCATTTGCGTCTAGGCCGCTAATATCATCGGCCTTTGTTCGTAAAAGCTCGTAAACGCTTGCATCAAACCTAGCGTGCGTGGTGCTATATGTGGTGTCAACACCAAAGTAGGCATCTTTCGCGTCCGTGAGGTTGCCCTCGGAAGAACTCGCTCGAAGCCGCAAAAGAGGGAACTTGTATTGTGCTTTTACGGTCGTTCCTTCGCTTGAGGAAAAGAACGTACCATTTAAAGAATGTTTGGTGATTGGGTTTGCGCTGCCAGATCTAATAAACGAACCACTAGACTCGTCCCCGATGGGTTCGGCAGGCTGATTATAAACCGACATTGCAGACCCAGATGCTGCAAATCCTTTATAACGTGGTGGTCCGAAAACTCCAAATGGGAGATATTCCGCCGTCGTTGCCGCGGCGTCGACCTGTTCGTTCATTTCAACATACACATAATCAGAAACATTAGCGTAATCGCCATAATAGCGATAGCGGCGGTCAGTATCGTTCCACTCCTCATATTTATTACCAATCTTTTTGGCAATATAGTTATCAGAAGCCGGATTTAAACTGCAATTGTTATATTGTTCTAATATGTCCGGGGCGGTATCGATATCTTTAATATTGCGAATCGCAACCGTAAAGCTTCCGTACGGATTACTTGGATCCGGACTTACTTTGATGTCCTGAAGTGATATCTTGATTTTTCTTTGCGTCTCCTCGCCAAGTTCTCTTGCACAAAGGCGGAATAGTTTCTGTTGGGATTCTGGGTTGTAAGAGCCGGTGTCACCGCCCATGTCCTGAGTAATAAACCAGCCCGTTTTAGCGAACTGGCCACTTGGGCTTTTCGAGGTGCTCATTGTGAAGTCGCCGCCTTTAATGGTGCCGTCGGGGCTTGCCAATGGTAGTATGATGCCATAAGTAGAGCCGGCTACGCTGCCGCTAATGCCGGAGGCGCCGCCTGGATCGTTGGCGACAAATGTATTAACATGGCCTTCAAAGCTCTCTCCAAGCCAATAATCAAGAGTACCAGTCGAGTTTAAGGTGCTATTAGTCAAAGTTGGGTTAGTGTTAAACACCTTTCTAATAAACCGTGGTGACTTAGAATCAAAATCAAATGAACTGTCAACAACCGTGTTACCATCGCTATCTTGTACAACGACTTTGAAAGCTGGGCCAGTATCGACAGCTCGCATCCACGTTGCACACGCTTTGTCGTAAGTGGAAGACCCCGTTAAGATTGTCTGTCCGGAGAGTGCAATGGCGCCCTTGTTAAGGTACCAAATTGCAGCGAGGGTGCCTTCAATAGGACTGTCCATGGACGCGGAAACCGGACCGATGGCCGTTGCAGCGTCTGCTTCGCAAATGAACAAGCCGAAAGCTCCGCCGTTGGTACTAGCGGTATCCGTATTTCCAGTATTATCTGTTGACCAGCCGGCATAACCGGTGGTGGCATCTTTGTTCGTTTGGCCCAGCAACCTAACCATCGTAACTGGGGAGTTGTTTCGAAGCCACGCTTGGGCTGCATATGCCGCATAAGTAGGAGCCGTGAAGTTTCCGTATCGCCAAACGTCGCCGCCTTGGCCGCCAGGAATCGGTTTTCCAAAGATGTCGAGAAACTCTTCAAAAGAATTAACTTGAATGGGCTTTAAAGCTGGGCCTCTCGCCGTTCTTCCGATAATCGCCGGGCCCATCGCGGTGGGCTGTTTTGGCAATTGTGAATTATCAATCTCGGTGATAAAAATCCCCGGGGATACAAACTTAAATTTTCTATAAGACATGGTCTAATTTCTCCTCTTGCGGACATGCTTTTTCTTTAATAAATAGTAGTAGATTTATGCAAAAACCTTTTTAAGTCTTTATTCTCTATAAAAATCACTACGGGGGTCAAACTCTTGCAAATCTCCTACAATAACTCGCTCGCGCGGAATCTTAACTTCGACTGCATTTTCTCTTCTAATGATACGAGGGCGCTCTTGGTTTTTGCCCTCTCCAATCAAATAGCCAAGCACATTAAATTTGATTTGTGTTTGGTATGTCCTCTCTTCATCCTTGTAGGATCCAATGTTGTTCTCTTGTGTTAGGTCGCCACTCATGAAAGCCTCGTAGGAGTGGCCAGCGCGCGTAATTAAAAACGAATTTATGTGGCCACCTAGCGTTGTAAACGGTTGTACCATTTCATTCATTTGCTGCTGAAAATTGCTCTTAAGAGTAACGGTGTAATCAATACTAACATATGTTGGTTGCGGTATGTATAAGGTTTCCACGACAACTTTCTTGTTCTCCTTTCTTGGATAGTACGATTGGCGCCCGGGCGTTCTTGTTGTGTTGTTAAGTTTTTTCCGATTGTCTGCGATGGAATAGTTGTTGGTTTTATCTTGTACAATTCTTCTCCCAACCATAATTCTTCCCCCGTGATATGGGCCTATCATAAAAGGCGGGGCGCCTGAATACTTACCTTTTTTAGATAAATTTTTATTAAGGGAGCTTCTCTCGACGCTTATAAGCGGATATATTAAAGTTCCATCTACATCATATAGCTCTTTTTTCTCTTTTGAGAAATATACGCGCTCGGGGGACGCCCAAATAATAGGCGTTTTTTTCCAACCTTTATTCGTCTCCGCGTGAATATTCATCTCTTCGTTCATAAAATCATAAAAAGCAAGATCTATTGTTTCTAAATTTGATGGCTCTACTGCGACTTCATCTAAAATATCATTTGCGCTGTCTATGCCTGTATAAGAATAATCAACTGGCATCGAAAGTGCCCTCCCTTGCTTTTACGCATTTTGCCTCAATCTCAAAGACGCGGTCCCAGCCGGCCCAGGCTTGGCCAAATATTTGTTTTGGATAATCTAGATTAAAAATTTCAAAATAATCCTGTCCATATAAAACATAGTCACCTTCTCTCACATATAAATCCTGGTCCTCGGTTAGGCGGCGCCGGTGGAATTTTACGGTGATTGATAGCCTTTTATCTATCCCTAGGTTCGATACAGTGGTGGCATAACCTTCCCAAGTTACAAGCGCGTGAACTCTTACCGGTGCTAAAAAATTCTTTTCAATGGCCTCGCCATATAAAGAGTGAAAATTAGTATTTTCTACGCTAATTGGATAATAAATAATTTCCTGCCCAATTACTCGCTCTATTAATTCATCATTTACCTGCTTTACAAGATCGCGCTCTTTTTTGCCCAAAAACAACGGAGGCGGCGGGGATGCAGGCTGGGACCATTTGTCTTTATCTAAAGGCATCTCATTTTACCCCACATACACCTTTAATGGGATATGTTTATCGAGTGTGTTGACTGCTTCCATCAATTTTGCATCGTCTTCCATTAATTTTGTGTACGTCAACTCATCTAAAATGGTCTTCAACTCTTCTCTTAAATCTTTTTGTTCCGTTTGGGCTTGGCTAATAAGATCTTTGCCGTCCAAAGTTACACTATCGCCAGGAATTGGTATGGTGGCGAACTTACTTCTAACGGTACCTAAAGTTTCTTTAGACACAGACAACGCAAAGCGCCTAATCCACTGTTTTCCAATTGCGTTAATATTTTCATACGGTAAATTTTCAAAAGGAAGCGTATTTAAGTTGTTAATACCGTTCGTTTGTGTGCCGCCGCCGCGGCCCTCGGTGTCGCCCTCGTCCCACGGATCTGGATCTACGAAAAATTCTAACCAATACGTCTTTGGGCTCGTTTCCACCGGGCTTGGGAATATTTTTAATCTATTATTTTTTATTTCATATGAATACTGTGAATTCCTTGTATATATTGCGTCCTCAAAAGCCATGGATTGTGCTTTGTTTTGCCATACCGGTATCACTTGAAAGGTAGAGTCATCTGTCCATTGACCGTAGCTCGATAAATCACCAACGGTGTTTAATCCACCGTAATATCCATAAAACCTCCACATAGCCTGTGGTGTTTTATAGTAAACTTTTGTTATGTTGATTCTTTTATCGCCAACTTTTCCATAAAAATCTAAAGATGCGGTGTTGGCCGCAGATGAAGAAATAATTTTCTGTAAATCGTAGCTTTGTATACCGGTCGACCCCGTAAAGGACGCAGAATATATCGTAACCTCTCCGCCAAAGCCGATTTCCGTCGAGGTGCCATATCCGACGCGGCGAGCGTATGCAAATTCAAAACGAGGATATTTAAGATTGATGTTCTTCCCATACAGAGAATCATCACTCTGTATTTGCCCATCCTGATCGAAAGTGCCCGTCGTTGCTCCCAGCAGGTCTGATAGTGTATTTTTCGCTTGGTGGATGTTGAGAATATAAGAATATTCTAAGACAGATTCTTCATACGCCGAAAAAACACTTCCGCTAGTCAACTCTATGTCTAATACATCGCCGCCAAGCTTTTTATACGTGTAAGCAACCTGTTCTGCGGCGCCTGAACAAAAGTATTGAGAAAATAGTGCCGACGTA